TAATTTAATTTTATCTATTAGGTATTTTTTTAATTCGGTATGTTCTTTTTCTTTAAATTCGGGTATTTCGTCAACAATAGCGTAATGAATATCTAAAATATTTTTTATCAATTCGCCTTCGCCTAAATCTCTTTTGATTTGATCTAATAAAAATCTATTCTTTTTAGCTCCACTAACATAACACGTTAATCTAACTCCATAAGATAGCATTTTTACCCTTACGTCATCTTCATTGTTTTTTCTACCCATAATTTATAGTAACAATAGCAGTTTTAAGGCAAATATACTAATTAATTTTGTATTATGAACTTTAAGTACATTAAAAATATTAGTGAAGGAGAAGGAACTATTTTACTTTATAGTCAAATAGGTGATTCCGTTGATGCTAGTGGTAACTATGTAAGTGGTATTTCAGGAAGTGCTTTTGCTTATGAAATGCAGTATTTACAGGACAAATGTACTAAAATTAATGTCCGCATTAACTCTATTGGTGGTTCTGTATTAGATGGGTACTCAATAGTATCAGCTATCCTTAATTCTAAAGTACCTTGCAATACCTATATAGATGGTTTAGCTGCTAGTATTAGCGGTGTTATTGCTATGGCTGGTAAAAAGTGTTACATGGCTGATTACGGAACTTTAATGTTGCACAACCCTAGTGGTGGTAATGATACTGCTGTTTTAAATTTAGTTAAAGATACTTTGGTAACAATTTTTGAACAACGTACTAAATTAACAGCTGAAGAAATATCTGTAATGATGGACAAGGAAACATGGTTAGGTGCTAATGAAGCGTTAAACATGGGTTTAGTAGATGAAGTTGTTGCAAGTGTAAAAAAATACAAAGTTAGTAAATCAGAAAGCCTTAGTAATATGGCTATAATTTATAATAAAATCATAAATAAACCAAACATGGAAAAAATACAAAATGTATTGAAACTATCCAATGAAGCGGACGAAGCGGCTATTGTTGCTGAAATCGAAAAAAAGGATATAGTTTTAACTGAAGTAGTAGCTGAAAACGAAGCGTTAAAAGAACGTTTAAAAGTGATCGAAGAAAAAGAAGTAGCTGAAAAAGAAAAAGCTGCTGAAGAATTAAAAAACAAAGCTATTGAATTAGTTGAAAACGCTATCAAAGAAAAAAAGATTTTAGAAGCTGAAAAAGATTCTACAATTGAAATGGCAGTTAACAACTTTGAATTTGTAGCTAACATGATTAGTAAAATTAATAACGTAAAAGATGCTGTTAAAGTATTTGACGTTAAAAATGTATCTAAAAACGAAGAGCGTAAAGACTGGACAATTCGTGATTGGGAGAAAAAAGATCCAAACGGATTAGTAAAAATCAAAAATGAAACTCCAGAGGTGTATAATGAAATGTATAATCAATTCTATAAAAAATAAAAACAAAAAACAATAAACTTAAAAACTAAAAATCATGGCATTAGACAGAGAACAATGGTTATCAGATATTGAAGAGAACCTTTTCAAAAACAACGCAATTATTAATCGTGCAGTAAATCACGATGGGTTCGTAAACTATAAAACAGTTCACGTTCCACAAGCTGGAGCAAATCCAACTATTTCGAGAAACTTAGGTTCGTTTCCAGCAACTATCGCTAGAAGAACCGATACAGAATTAATTTACTCAATGGACACTTACTATGTTCAGCCTATTCATATTGAAAGAGGACAAGAATTATCTTATATCTCTTATGATAAGCGTATGAGTGTTTTAAGACACCAATTAAACACTTTAGAGGAAGTTATTACTAATCATTGTTTATACAAATGGGCTCCAGCAGGTGCAGGGACTTTTGTTAAAACAACTGGTTCTGCTGTATCTTCTGCATTAGCTCCATCTGCTACACTTACACGTTTAGCAATTACTTTAGCTGATATTTTAAGAGCAAAATCTATATTAGATGAGGCAAATGTTCCTCAAGAAGGACGTATTTTATTAATGCCATCTTCTATGTATAACGGTCAGTTATTAGCGATCCAAGATGTTTACAGAATGGATTCTTATGGTAAATCAGCGTTACCTGATGGCGTTGTTAACCGTATTCATGGTTTTGATATTATGATTCGTTCTACGGTAGTTGTTTATGATAATACGGCTACTCCAGTATTAAAAACTGTTGCAGATGGTACTGGCGCACCTAGTTCACCAGCAGCAACTGATAACTTAGCTTGTTTAGCTTACCACCCTTCATTTGTTGCAAAAGCAAAAGGAAGTGCGGATGTGTTTGTAAACGAAAACGACCCAGCTTACTATGGTTCTATTTTATCAGCTTTACAAAACTTTGGAGCTTCTAAAATGCGTACATCTCAAGTAGGTATCGTAGCTATCGTACAAGCTAACTAATATAAACTTTAAGGGTGTGGAACTAAAAAGCCACACCTTTATATAAACCCCCTTAAAATGGATTTAATACAAGCAAAAGAATTGGTTAAACATGATTTTGATAATCACAAAATTATTGTAGTAACTAGTAAAAAAGCGGTGTTTTTCTTAGAGAATGAAAACGAAATTTCAAACTTAGAAGAATACGCAAAAAACAACAACTTAGAATTATTTGTTGTTAAAAATGAATCTTCAAAAGTTGAAGAACCTAAAAAGAAAAAATAACACTTAAAAATATTATAAATGGCAAACGACGTTATATTTAACAAAGGCAAAGGCGGTTTAGGTAGACCATTAGCAGGAACGGATTATGTATCTGGTGCTTTATTCTACTCAGCTACTTTGCCAAGTGGATTTGGAGCATCCGATAGAATTAAAGTAATTTATTCTGTAGAAGATGCTGTAAACTTAGGAATTACAAATACTTCAAGCGATGCAACTGCTAGTACAGCAACCGATTTATGTACAACTAAATTTACAGTAGGTGATACTTATAAATTAACTTGTGCCATTATTGATAGCGCAAATCCAACTGCATCTAAATCAGCAGCGGGAACGGTTACTTTATGCTCTTTCACAGCAGTTACAGCAGATGCGGTTTCAACTTCAACAAGTGCTACTAGAATTGCAGCAGAAATTAATTTAGGAACTCCTACACATGGATTTAGTGCAGTTGCAAATACAGCAACAGTAACTATTACAGCTCCAAAAAATCAAGGTGTATTTTTAAATAGTGGAACTCCTTATGTAAAAACAGTAGTAGGTGCTTATGCTAGTACATTAACACAAAATGTAGTTGCAGGTGTAGCTTCTGAATTAGATATCATGCACTATCATATATCTGAATTTTTCAGAATACAACCTAAAGGAAAATTGTATGTAGGTGTTTACGCTACTGCTGATGCGACAACGTTTGCAAGTGTAACTTTGATGCAAAACTTTGCACAAGGTGAAATTAAACAACTAGGTATTTATCAAAAAACTACTGCATTTGCAACATCTCAAACAACTACTTTACAGGCTATTTTAAATGATTTAGAAACTAATCATAAAACTATTTCATCTGTTGTTTATCAAGCTGAAATTAGTGGAACAGCTGACTTAACAACTTTAGCGAACTTAAAATTATTAAGTAATAAAAATGTAAGTGTTGCAATTGGTCAAGATGGGGATAATTTAGGTTTTAAATTATTTAAAGCAACAGGTAAAAGTATTGGTAGTATGGGCACAGAATTAGGTGCCATCTCCTTAGCAAAAGTAAACGAAAGCATTGCTTGGGTAGCTAAATTTAACGTGGCTGCTGCTGAATACGATGTTTTAGCATTTGCTAATGGAACTTTATATACAACTCTATCAGATGGAAGTATTGTAAACTTAGAAAATTTTGGTTATAACTACGTTAAAAAATATGTAGGATTAACAGGTTCTTATTTTACAAAACCAAACACTTGTATCGCTTTAACCTCTGATTATACTTATGTTTATAACAACAGAGTAATTGACAAAGCAATTAGAAGTTTAAGAGCTGCATTACTACCTAGTTTAGCTAGTCCATTAGTAGTAAATGCAAATGGTACTTTAGCCGAAGATACAATAGGATTCTTTAATTCTATTTGTGATAGAAGTTTAGAAGTGATGCAAAGAGATTTTGAATTATCTGCTTTTAGCGTTGTAATAGACCCTGCACAAGATGTATTAACTGATAATGAATTAACAATAGCTGTAAAATTAGTACCAGTAGGTGTAGCAGATACAATTACTGTAAACATTGGTTTTGCATTAACAATTTAAAAAATATTAAGACATGGCATATCCAATACCGCCGTTAATTAACGGCAAATCATACGAGTGGGCAGATATAATTGTAAACGTTTTAAGTCAACCAATTATAGGTATCACTAATATAGAGTATGAAGAAAAACAAGGCATGGAAAATATTTACGGGGCTGGACGTTTTCCAGTATCTCGTGGATATGGTAAAATTGAACCTACTGCTAAGATGACTATTTTAATGGAGGAATTAGAGAATATACAAAGTGTAGCACCATTAGGTCGCATACAAGATATTCCTGAATTTGACATAGTAGTTATGTATGTGGATGCTGCATTAGTTACTCGTAAACACGTTTTAAAGAACGTTCGTTTTATGAATAACAAAAGAGCATCTTCAAGCGGAGATACTTCAATTCCAGTAGAATTAGAATTAATTATTTCACACATTCAATACTTATAATTTATTTTTTTGTATATTTGCATAACCTTAAAAAAAAGTTATGAAAACACAAGATGAATTAAAATTAGAATTTGAAAAACTAAAACAAATACATGGTAAAGTAAGAGAAATGGTTGTTTATTTAGACACAGATGATGAAGATAAAACAGCAACTATTTTTCTTAAAAAACCAGACAAAAGCACACGTTCTTTAGTAGGTAAATTAGTATCTCAAGATAAGTTTGACAGAGCTGTTGTAGCTTGTTTAAACGCTTTATATATCGGTGGAGATGAATTAAAATTAGTTACTGAAAATGATGATGCTATTGAAAGCGCAGGATTAGGAGTAGTGGAATTATTAAAAGTCCAACAAGCAGTTTTAAAAAAAAATTAGAATTTTATAAGAAAGAAATAGAAGCGGATGAGATAGCTAGAAACAATGCTCTTATCCGCTTTTTTTATAGAGAAAATCCAGAAAGTTTAACAGATAGCCAATGGGCTAAAAGAGTTGCAGAAATGGATTATTGTTTGAAATATAACGGAACGAGAATAGACAAAAAAGATGGCGAGTAACAACCTAGAATATACACTTAGACTAAAGGATTTATTTAGCAAAACTATGCAGGGCGCTGCTAATCAGGTAAAAGGATTAGATAGCAAAATGAGTGGTTTAAAAAACTCAATGAGTGGTTTAGGTGCTATGGTTGCAGGTGCTTTTTCTGTTGGGGCTGTTGTATCATTTGGTAAGGCTGTTATTGATAGTTTAAAAAATTACGAGTACTTTCATGCAAGTTTAAAAACATTATTAAAAGGTAATGAAAATGCAGCTAAAGCATTAGAAACACAATTAGTAAATTTAGCTAAAACAACACCGTTTCAATTAACAGAAGTTCAGGATGCTACTAAGCAATTAATGGCTTATGGATTTAAGGCAGGAGATGTTGTAGATACTATGAAAACATTAGGAGATGTAAGTAGTGGTATTGGTGCGCCATTAGGAGATATAGCGTATTTATACGGTACTTTAAAAACCTCTGGACGTGTTACATTAATGGATTTAAGACAGTTTGCCGGTCGTGGTATTCCAATTTATGAAACATTAGCTAAACGTTTAAATACTACTACTAATGGCATCAATAAAATGGTTCATGATGGTAAATTAGGATTTAAAGATATTGAAGGAGCTTTTAAGGATATGACTAAAGAGGGCGGTCAATTTTTTAACTTAATGGCGGACCAATCTAAAACGGTTGGAGGACAATTATCGAATATGGGCGACGCTTGGGAACAAATAAAAGTTAGCATAGGACGTTCACAAAAAGGTATTATATCTGGTACTGTTTCATTTTTTGGCGAAATGTTATCAGAAGTTAGTAATTATTTATCAAATGTAGTTAGGCTTGAAGAACAGTTTAAAAAGACGGGAACTAAAGGAGAATCATTTACAGAAACATTAATGGCTCGTGTTACTGGTCGTATGACTGGAACAGAAAAATATGATTTTTTACAACAAAAGATAGTTAATAGTCAAGACTATAGCACTAAGCAAAAATTATTTGCATTAAGAGCTGAAGAAAAATTATTAGCTAAACAAATAGCTACTCAAAAAATAGGCAAAGAAGAAGGTTTAAGACGCGCTTCAATTTTAGCAGGTGCAATAGACCAAATAAGCGGTTTACAAGGCATTAAGAATCAAAAAGAAGGTATTAGTACTTTAGGTGCAGAAAGCGGTTTGGATAAAGGTGCTAAATCTACTGAAAAGAGTTTAGGAACTGGAACAGAAGTAACTGGACAAAGACCACAAAGTTTAACAATAAATATCACTAAATTAGTTGAAAGTTTAAACGTACAAACAACCAATTTAACAGAAGGAACTGCAAAGATTAAAGAAATGGTTAGCAAGGCTTTATTAGAAGCTGTTAATGATGCTAATTTAACAGCAATGGCATAATGGCAAAACAAAATTTTATATTACCTAAATTACCTAATCCAAAAGGACAAGCTGAACTTATTTTAAAAGGTGCAGGATTAGCTTTTATTAAACCTAAATTTTATAGAGTTAATGAAGCTGAAATAGCTAATGAACAGTTTGATAGTGATTTAACTAAATCTAGTAAGTTTGGAATACCTACTTTTGATATGTTTAGTTTTAATTGTTCAGTAGGCAATAAGATAACTTATACAGCGAGTAAAGAGTTTGGTGGTGGTAATGTTATTTTAGATGCTCCATTTGTATTTGAAACAGCTTTAATAACAGTTAATCAAACCAAGAACATAGTTAAGACTGCTATTTCAGGACAAAATGGAACTGTAAAAGAGTTTATGAGTGAGGGAGATTTTGTGATTAATTTAAAAGGTGTTATTGTTGGTGATACTGCAAATCAAAGACCTGACATAAATCAATTAAATAGTTTAGTAGCTTATTTAAAAGCGCCAGTATCTTTACCGGTATCATGTAACTTTTTAAATGAGTGGTTAATTAGTAGTGTGGCAGTTGAATCTTATACAGTTGGGCAGCGTGAAGGTGCAAGAAATATTATTGATGTTGAAATTAATATGCTATCAGATAGCACAATAGAATTAAGTTCTACTAATACTAAAAAGGATATATTTACTCAAAGAAGTATGTTTTAATGTTACAATGCCAATGCTCCATATCAATTACAAGTGAAGGTACTAGTAGAAATATTACCTTTGATTTCGTACATTCTATTGAGATTGAAAGTAGTTATGAAGATTTAACAGATACTTGTAAAATAGTAATACCTAGAAAATTAACATTTGATGGTTTACCTTTGTTTAATGGTGAAAATCCAATATTTAGACGTGGAGATAAAATTGAAGTTAGTTTAGGATATGTGCCAAATATTACTAAGGTGTTTAGTGGGTATATTAAAAATGTAGGTAGTAATGTGCCTACTGTTTTGGACTGTGAAGATGATATGTATTTACTTAAACAATATACTGTAAACTATCCTAGCAAAAAGGCTTTAGATGAAGTTAATAGTAAATTAAAAGTGCATCCAAAAACAATACCTTTAAAAGTTAAATTAGATGAATTACTAGATTTTTGTTTAACTCCAAAAGGAATTGAATATGAAATAGTGGATAATATTGATTTAGGTAAATTTAGCGTTACTAATGCTACTCCTGCAATGGTACTAGATAAGTTAAAATCTGAATATGGTTTATACTCTTATTTTAGAGATGGAATTTTACACGTTGGTTTTGCTAATGATGCAAGTGTAACTAGTGAAGCTGAATTTAAAATGGAGGAGGTTATAATTAATAGCGATACTTTAGAATGGCAAAGAGAAGAAGATGTACGTTTAAAATGTGTTGCAATTTCAATGTTTCCAGATAATACTAAATCTGAACCTATTGAGTTTGGAGATTCAGATGGTAATCAAATAACTATCCATAAATATAATATGGATGCTAAAAGTTTAGAATTTGCTGCTAAAGAATGGATTAAAGAAAATAAATATACAGGTTACAGAGGGGATGTTGAAACATTTGGAGAACCTATTATGAAGCAT